CGACGACGAAGGAGGAGGGTTACTGCCAGACAAGGTTCGATGCATGCGTCATGAGACAAGGTTCATGTACCGCGATCCGGGGTTTGGGGTTGGTTGTGCACGGGCAGGGGAGACAATGAGTGAGTGATTTAGATAAATTTTTTCAAATTTTTTTCTAGCAAAAATTTTTTGCAGCCCTATCTTGTACTGCAAGCGCTGGGGGGCCGTTTGTGGATAAACAGTTGTGTACGCTCTGTAATGAAGAGCTACCAGTCAGTGAGTTCGAACAATACCCAAGCGGAAAATGGCGCATGCAATGTGAACCATGCCGCATAAAGCATAAGCAGCGTAAACGCCACATGGCTATGCAGCAGTCGCATGAGGCATATATAAGAAACCTGCACACGAAGCTTAAATCCACGCGTAAGAAAACCCATCTCTGGAACTTGGTTCCTGAAGACTTAATTGATATTTGGGCCGAACAGAAGGGTAAGTGCGCGGTATCGGGCGTTGCGTTGACACATCATCTGGATGGGTCAGGAGTCAAAGAGTTCAATGCGTCAATTGATCGCATCAACAATGATCAAGGTTATTCGCGAGAGAATGTTCGCTTAGTTGCCTACAGAATCAACATCATGCGACATACATTATCCACAGATATGTTTTGGTGGTGGGTCAAGACTATTCATGATCACTCTTGTGATTAAGTATTAGCGCAGGTAATATTAGAGGCATGTCCGATTACCAGACAGAAGCATACGCAATAGAGGGTCTGGCTGAAGCTGTCATCGGAATTGGACTTCGCGATTCGGGACGACAAGTTTTGGTCTACGACGCGATAAGTGTGCAAGACATATTGGAAAGCTCGGGTTCGGGGCTTTCGTTTGGCGCGTTCTTAGAGGCTTTGAATATAGAAGGTCTCGGTGAGCGCGCACCTATGTTTATTTGGTTGGATGACGACATCAAATATGAGCTTAAAGCAGTTGGCGCAGGATCAGGCTATCGACTCCATTAGTGATCCTGCGGAGTTAACGCATTCTGAGTTCCAGTCCCACCTACCTTATATGGGCTTGGACTTAAATTCCTTGACGGTGCAGCAAGAGAAGTTAGTCATGCTCGTTGCATCAGGTATGTCGATTGCAGCTGCTGGAAGAGCAGCGGGTTACTCGCATCGCAACAAAGTTTATGACGCGATGGCACGGCCCGAATGTAAGCGGGCGCTAGAGTACTTTCGTGAGCAGGCGCGAGAGAAGGTCAATTTCACGGTGGCTAACGCACACTCTATGTATATGGAGGCGTACTCCGCATCTGCTACCGCGACCGAGATGAAGAATACGACGGACAGTCTCGTCAAGTTGCATGGGCTGGTGCAGAACGAGCCGCAGACGCAGGTCAACGTGCAGATAAATGCATCGGCTAAGCAGCTGGAGCGGCTGTCGGACGAAGAGCTGATAAAGCTGGTGGGAAAAGACGAGCACTACTTGGAGCCTGTCGTTGGAGGTTGAAAAACGAGAATGCAGCGTCTGCAGAACGTTTCAGCCTGAGACGCTGTTCGCAAGCTCTGAAAGTAACGACTGTGTGTATTGCGTAGCTAAGCAGCAAGAGGCTCTTCCTGCTGCGAAAGAGAAAGAGGAAGAAGAGCCGCCCAAGGAGGAGATGAGCCTTGAAGATAAAGCTAAAGCAGAACTGGCGCTACGCATCCTTACTAGAAAGCGCCTGCTCCCGTTTGTCGAACGCTTTAACCCCGATTACAGCGCTGGCTGGGTCCATAAAGACATCTGTCGTCGGCTGGAGCAGTTCAGTCGCGACGTGGCTGAAAAGAAAAGTCCAAGACTTATGCTCTTTATGCCGCCTCGACACGGCAAGAGTACGCTTGCGTCGATTGCGTTCCCGGCTTGGCATCTGGGTCGACACCCTGACCACGAATTTATTTCTTGCTCGTACTCAGGTTCGCTTGCGATGGGCTTCAGTCGTAAGGTCCGTTCGCTACTACGTGATCCTTCCTATAAAACAGCGTTTAAGACGCGCCTTGATCCAGATTCGCAAAGCGCGGAAGCGTGGCTTACTACCGGTGGCGGCGGGTATGTTGCTGCTGGTGTTGGCGGCGGTATTACTGGTAAGGGAGCTCATGTTCTCGTCATCGACGATCCAGTAAAGAACCGTGAAGATGCTGAAAGCCAGAATAATCGCGAAGCTAACTGGGACTGGTACACGTCGACTGCTTATACGCGTCTCGCTCCTGGTGGTGGCGTACTTGTCATTCTCACTCGCTGGCATGATGACGATCTTGCTGGAAAGCTCCTTCGAGCGGGTTCCGAAGGTGGTGATGAGTGGACCGTTGTTAAGTACCCCGCAATTGCCGAAGAAGACGAAGAGTTCCGCACCACTGGAGATGCACTACACCCAGAGCGGTATGACGTAGAGGCGCTGCAGCGTATTCAGCGCGCAGTTGGCCCAAGAGATTGGTCGGCGCTGTACCAGCAGAACCCGGTTGCAGACGATGGTGATTACTTCTCACGAAGCATGATCCAGTACTACGACTCAGACGACATAGATTTGGATCGGATGAAGTTCTACTGCGCGTGGGACTTGGCGATTGGCAAGAAGGATCGTAACGACTACTCGGTCGGTATGGTGGTCGGCATCGATGAGATGGAACATATATATGTTGTAGATGTAGTGAGAGGGCGGTTCGACGGCTTTGAGTTGGTCGAGCAGATTCTCGACATGTACGAGCTGTGGCGTCCGTCCATTGTGGGTATTGAGAAGGGTCACATTGAGATGGCGCTAGGGCCGTTCCTAGAGAAGCGGGTCAGAGAGCGCGGTTTATATGAAGCGTATTTCAAAGATCTGAAAACAGGTAGGCGGGATAAGGAGGCGCGGGCCAGAGCCATCCAAGGACGTATGCAGCAGGGCATGGTGCACTTTCCGCGCAATGAGATATTTACCGGGCCGTTGGTTGCAGAGTTGCTGCGTTTCCCCAACGGGGTGCATGACGATCAGGTTGATGCGTTGGCATGGCTCGGTCTCATGATGACGGAATTTGCGGTCTTTACCGCGCCAGTAATTAGAGAGCCATCTTGGAGAGACCGGCTTGACTACTTAGTGAAAGGATCTGCGACTAGGTCACGATCCGCGATGAGTGCTTGATATGGCTACCTATAAAGCTGTGGAGAAGATGACACCCGCCGAACAGCAGGAGGTCTCGTCTAAACAGTGGGATCGTTACGTTCGCGCCCGTGATAACGGCCACCTTGAATACGTTGAGATGGCTAAGAAGTGCGATGCCTTCTATCGCGGGGACCAGTGGGATGAGTCGGATGTAGCTGCACTAGATGCAGAGGGTCGGCCCGCTTTGACTATTAATACGGTGCTGCCGACTGTAAACACGGTGCTTGGCGAACAGTCCACGCGGCGTGCAGATGTGCAGTTCAAACCGCGCCGTGGCGGCGACGAAGCGGTCGCGCACACGCTGACAAAGTTGTACATGCAGATCGCTGACAACAACAAGCTCGACTGGGTTGAGCAGCAGGTCTTCAGCGACGGTTTGATCCTAGACGGGCGCGGCTACTTCGACGTTCGTATTGATTTCAGCGACCACGTCGAAGGTGAGATCCGCATCACCGCCAAAGATCCGCTCGACATTCTTATTGATCCCGACGCCAAAGAGTCTGACCCCAAGACGTGGAACGAAGTCTTCGAAACGAAGTGGATGACGCTGGATGAGATCGAAGAACTCTACGGTAAGAAGAAAGCGGAAGAGCTGCGTTTCATCGCCGAGAACGGTAACGGCTACGGGCGGGATTCAATTGAGTACGAGGAGAATCGCTATGGCGATCTCGATAGTACTGACGATTATCTAGGGGCTGGTATTCCCGGCGACGATGAATATCGCAACGTGCGGGCGCTTCGGGTCATCGAAAGACAGCACAAACGAATGACCCGTGTGATGTGCTTCGTGGACCCTGAAACAGGCGACACGAGAGATGTACCAGAACCATGGTCCGAGGCAAAGGCCAAGAAGTTTGCCAAGCAGTACAGCTTAAACCTAATCCGAAAAGTTAAACGAAAAGTCCGATGGACAGTGACATGCGACAAAATAGTACTTCATGACGACTGGTCTCCTTATAACGATTTTACCATTGTGCCTTACTTTGCTTATTTTAGGCGCGGTAGACCTTTCGGTATGGTGCGTAACCTCCTTTCGCCGCAGGAACAGCTAAACAAAATAGCCAGCCAAGAGCTGCATATCGTTAATACCACAGCTAATAGTGGCTGGATGGTAGAAAGCGGATCGCTGGTGGGTATGTCAGCCGATGACTTGGAAGAGCACGGCGCTGAGACCGGTCTGGTACTTGAGTACAACCGTGGCTCTACACCGCCCGTGAAGATACAGCCAAACCAGATCCCTACTGGTCTGGATCGTATCAGCCAGAAAGCGGCGCTAAATATTAAAGCTATTAGTGGTATCAACGATTCGATGTTGGGCACCGACAGTGCCGAGGTATCGGGCGTTGCTATTCAGGCCAAGCAGAACCGTGGCGCGATAATGATCCAAGTGCCGCTGGACAACCTGCGTAAGACTCGACAGTACCTCGCCGAGAAGATTTTAGACTTGGTGCAGACGTTCTACACAGAGCGGCGCGTCATCATGATCACCAACGAAGAAGACCCGCTTAAACCACGCGAGCCGATGGTCATCAACGAGATGACACCCGAAGGGCAGATCATTAATGACCTGACTATCGGTGAGTACGACGTAGTTATCTCCACCGCGCCCGCGCGCGACTCGTTTGATGAGGTGCAGTTTGCCGAGGCGCTTAACTTGCGTCAGGTTGGGGTCGCCATCCCAGACGACGCCATTATTGAATACTCGCATCTGGCGAGAAAGCAGGAGCTTGCGAAGCGCATCCGTGTACTCACCGGTCAGGAACCACCGACACCGGAGCAGGCGGAAGTTATGGCGATGCAGAAGCAGATGGCTATGCAGCAGTTGCAGCTTGAGATTGCCAAGCTCGAAGCGGAAGTCCGTAAGTTGCAGTCCGACGCGGCGGTCAACATCGCCAAGGTACAGGATATGACTGACGTACAGCCGCAGCTGCGCCTCACCGAGCTGCAAAGTCAGATTGACACCAAGATGGAAGAACTCCAGTTGCGTCGTGATCTGGCGGATCTTACGAATCAGACGCGTCAGTCCCAGGCGGAGACTAATGCTGCAACACGAATCGCTGCAACGGCGATGCAGACCGCTGCTAAGAAGCAGTCTGCAAGGCCGGGGCCGGTAAACATCCCTAACTCGCCTAACAATCAATAGGAGATTGCAAAATGGCTAAGAAAGAAACCCCTGAAGAGCAGTTTGATACGGTATTTGACGTAATGCCCGGTGCAGAGCGCGATACTGAAGAAGTCGAAGCAGTAGATATGAACTTTGGGCTGGGCGAAGAGGAGCCAGAACCCGAAGAACCCGAAACCGAGGAGCAGGAGGAGCCGGTTGCGGAGGCTGAAACGCCTGAAGAAGAGCAGGAGGAAGAGGAGGTAGTTGCCGAAGAGACCGAAGAACCGGTCGCAGAGGCTGAATCTGAGCCAGAACCCGAGCCAGAACCCGAGAAAAAAGAGCACATGGTCCCTAAATCTCGGCTGGACGAGGTGTTGCAGAAGCAGAAAGCCCTGCAAAAGCAGTTGGAGGACATGAAAAAAGCGCAGGAACCCCCTGCAAACGCGCCTGATCCTTACGATTTTGACTCAAAAGAGCGCGAGTACATGAATTTGGTGCTCGATGGCAAGGAAGCAGACGCGGTCAAGCTCCGCCAAGAGATCCGAAACGCCGAAAAAGCGCAGCTTGAGTTCGATATGAACGAAAAAATGCAGCAGACCGTGCAGCACAACGCACAAGCTACAGCGTTACAAGCGGCTGCAAACGAGTTAGAGGCGCAGTTTCCGGTATTTGACCAGAATTCTGAGGCTTATAACGAGGGTTACACGCAGGAAGTCATCGGTTTGCGTGACGCGTTCATCATGCAGGGCTACGACGCGGTAGATGCGTTGACTAAAGCGGCAAATTTCGTCATTAAAACAAACGATTTGGCCGCTCCAGAGCCTACAAGTAGCACTTTGGATGCACGAACTGCGCCGAAACAGAAGCCTGTGGACGAAGTTGCAAAAAAGCGGGCTGAAGTGAGCAAAAAACTGAAGGCTGCAGAGTCACAGCCGCCCGAATTACCCGGTGAGAGTTCTGCCGCGCGGGGCGAAAGGGCCGTGGACGTATCCACCATGTCTGAGGACGAGTTTAACGCTCTGCCAGACGCCACAATCAAACGATTACGAGGGGATATTTTGTAATGGCTGAGAAAAAAGACTCCCGGCTCGCGAGGGCGGGTGTGTCTGGGTACAACAAACCCAAACGCACTCCGTCTCATCCCACTAAGTCACACATTGTTGTGGCTAAGTGTGGTGGCAAGGTCAAAACCATACGTTTTGGTCAGCAGGGGGTCAAAACCAACCAGACGGTTGGGCAGCGCAAGGCGTTTAAGTCGCGCCACGCTAAGAACATAGCCAAAGGTTGCCTTTCAGCGGCTTACTGGGCTGACAAGGTGAAGTGGTCGCCCAGTAAGACGAAGTCGTCATCAACCAAGTGGAAGAAAGGGAGTTAGTTATGCACGACGGAAAACCATGCAGCGCAAAGCGCGGCAAGAAGAAAGCCTCGACTAAGAAGAAAGCGAAGGCTAAAAAAACGGCAAAGTAGCGTTAGGTCTTGCGCTTAAATATTACCGGCGCTAATATATAGTTAAGATTCGTATGCCTAAACGATAGAAGGCCGTGTCGTACACGTTAAAACCGACCTCCGCCTGCACAGGCGTTAAACCTGCCGAGGTCGCGCCTCGCTAATAAGCGCTAGTTCGTCGCCTCACGATACGGGGAAACGGATTAGCCGCTCCATAAGTCGGCTATGAGTGGGCGTATGCCCGTCGTATTTATCGCAAAAGGAGGCCTATCATGGCTTTAACTAATTTTGCGGCGCTGACTACTGAACAGTTAACAGCATGGAGCCGCGATTTTTGGCGTGTTGCTCGCAACGCATCTTTCATTAACCAGTTCGCCGGTAGTGGCTCTAACGCCATGGTCCAGCGAGTCACTGAACTCACCAAGTCTGAGAAGGGCACCCGCGCTGTATTGACCTTGCTCGCCGACATGACCGGAGACGGTATCACTGGTGACAACACTCTGGAAGGTAATGAAGAAGCTCTCAGAAGCTACGACATTACTATTCAGCTTGATCAGCTGCGTTTCGCGAACCGAATCGCTGGCCGACTGGCTGACCAGAAGTCTGTCGTCAACTTCCGTGAGACCTCTCGCGACATGCTGGCGTATGCC